AAGTTTAACGGCAACTGTTACGACAGTTAACCCTCATGGTTTTGTTGTTGGTCAAAGCGTAGTAATTTCGGAATCAGGCGCAACATTTAACGGAACAAGAACAATAACCGAAGCAACAATTTATACTTTTTCTTATGTAGTTGCATCAGGCACAGATCAAACAAATCATTTAGTTAGACCTTACGGAGTAGTTACAGGTTCGTTTCATGGAACAGATTACGCAACTGTTCCCGAAATTAGAGAAGGCAGCGCCATGATTGCAGTTGATATTTGGCAAGCAAGACAAAGCAGTAACGCAGGTGGAATATCACCTGACTTTCAACCAAGTCCTTATAGAATGGGAAACACTTTACTCGCAAGAGTCAGAGGTTTGTTAGCGAATCACTTATCACCTAATGGCTTGGTTGGATGATGACAGTTGCCGTTACAACTCTCAGATCAACCCTTGCGACTGCGTTAATTAGCGCAGGGGAGTGGCAGGTTTTTTCTTTTCCACCTGCCACACCCATTGCAAACTCAGTAATTGTGCAGCCCGACGATATTTACATTGAACCATCAAACAATATTTACTCAAGTGTTGCACCTAAAGTTAATTTTAAAATAGTAATGATCGTGCCAATGTTTGATAACCAAGGTAATCTAAATGGCATTGAAGATATGATTGTTGGTGTGTTTAATAAGTTAGCCGCATCAACAACTTTAAAAATAAGTGTTGGCAATGTATCTGCACCAACTGTTTTATCAGGCGTTGCAGGTGAAATGCTTACGAGTGAGATGTCCGTCTCAATCATGACAAGTTGGAGTTAAAATGAGCGAAATTATAGATGTTCCTTCCGAGGACAAGGCTTGGCTTGAAAAAGTCGGGCAGATAACAAAAACAGAAAAGCCAAAACCATTACTAAAGAAAGATGAGGAATAACCAATGGCTGTATTTCTAAATAACAAGGTCGGCGTAAAGGTTAACACCGTTGATCTTTCTGACCATGTGACCGCCGTCACACTAAACCGTTCATTTGATGAACTTGAGGTAACGGCAATGGGTGACACAGGTCACAAATTCGTAAAAGGCTTGGAAGCCTCAAGCGTAACCATTTCCTTCCTGAACGACACCGCTTCAGCCAATGTTCTTGCAACACTTCAGGCTGCTTGGGGTACTTCAGTTACCTGCGTTCTATTACAGGAAAAAGGAACTGCTGTCAGCGCAACAAACCCTCTTTATACATTCACCGCATTAGTAAATAACACAACCGACATTAACGGCGGTGTTGGAGATATTGGTATGCAGGATGTAACATGGACTGTTAACGGTGCTATTACCGTTGCAACCACAGGTACATTCTAAGGAGAAAAAATGATTAAACTTCGGGTGACTAAGGCTTCAGGGGATGTGTCAGATTACGACATAACCCCTGCACTTGAGTATGCGTTTGAACAGAATTTTAAATCAGGATTTCATAAGAGATTCAGAGATGAAGAAAAACAGAGTGATGTTTATTGGCTTTCTTGGGAAGCAGAGCGTCGCGCTGGTATAACCGTTCCCCCGTTTGGTGACAAGTATCTAGAAACTCTATCTAAGGTAGAGATTATGGATGCCGACTCCCCAAATGGGTAACGCGGTATGACTTTACTTATTTAATTGCGCAACTAGCAGTTGAAACTGGCATACCGCATTCAGAGTATTTAAACATGGATAGATCATTGTTAAGAGCAACAATCGCCTATCTAAAAGACAGAGCAAAAAAGGTGGATGATGCCAGTAGAGGTAAAAGGTCTCGTTGAAACAAAACGAGCATTAAAGAAATTTACACCTGACCTCTACAAGGTGATGAATCAAGAAATCCGCGCTGCATTAAAAGTTGTAATAGTTGATGCAAGATCAAAGGTGCAACCTAATGTTAATGGTTTATACGGCTGGCAAGATAAAGGAAATGTAGTCAAATCAAGAACAAGTAGGTTTGAGGCATTTCCAAAATACAATCCTTTAGTTATCCGCAAAGGTCTAACTTACAGACTAGGTAGCACTAAAAGAAATGACGCAGGATTTGTTGGAACTTATGTATTGTTAAACAAGTCAAGGGCTGGCGGAATAATTGAAACTGCTGGTAGAAAAAATTGGGGTGGTGACCCTAAGAGTCAAAGCAATAATCCTAGGGCTGGCGCATGGTTTAACCAAGCAATTCAGGGAACTTATGGCTCAACAAAGAGTATAGGTAAAACAAGATTTGATTCAGGTCGTTTACTTTACAAAGCATTTTATGAAGACCAAGGTAAAGTTACAGACGCAGTATTTAGGGCAATTGACAAAGCGGTTAGAAATTACAATATTGCAACAAAGACAAAAGCAACTGATCTTTATTCCTCTAAGCCTTCGTATGGGGTTGCAGCATGACAATTAACATTCCGATAGTCTCCACATTTAAAGATAAAGGAACTAAACAGGCACGCTCTAGTTTAGATAAATTAAGTGGTAGCGCAAAGAAACTTGGCTTGGCTTTAGGTTTAGCGTTATCAATTAACAAAATTGTTGCATTTGGTAAATCATCTGTCAAGGAATTTACTGACTCAGAAAAAGCAGCAGCAGCATTACAAAACACCCTAAGAAATACTGGTAACCTTTTATCTTTTCCTGATACTGAAGCAGGTATTAAAAACTTAGCAAGATTAAGTGGTATTGCAGATGATACTTTAATTCCTTTATTTAATCAGTTATATTTATCAACTGGCAATGTTGCCCAAGCAACAAAAGATTTAAATACTGCAATTGAAGTAAGTCGCGGCAGTACAAACGAATTAGGTACAGTTGTTGACGCTCTTAGCAAAGGTTATGCAGGAAATACAAAAGGACTAGGTTCGCTTAATGTTGGTTTAAGTAAAGCATATTTGGCATCTGCTGACATGGTTGGTATTACAAAAGAATTAAATAATACATTTGGTGGCTCATCTGCAGCATTTCTAGAAACCTACGCTGGCAAGGTAGCGTTATTAAATAATCAATGGAGTGAAACTAAAGAAATAATTGGTCAAGGCTTAGTTATGGCTTTTGAGACCGCAACAGGTAATCGCGGCGCTAAAGGCATGACTGACTCAATGGAAGAGTTGGGCTATACCGTTGCTGCAGTTACAATTACATTAGGTAAATTAACTGCAATGCTTGGTACAGACATACCTTTAATTAGTGACTTATTAAAGAGAACTACAGACGGCTGGAAGTTTTTACTTGGTGTTGATGATACTCGCCGCGAAATTTACAATGAAATATTAAGAACTAATACAAAACTTAATTATGAAGCAATGCTGGCTGCCGAGGCTCAAGCCAAGAGAAACAAAGAATACCTAGCATTTTTAGCAAGACAAAAGAAACTTACAGAGGCTTCAGCATTAGCGGCTAAGAAACGCGCTGAAGAGGAAAAGAAAATTGCTGCTGAAAGAAAGATATTAGATCAGGTTGGTGGCTTATTTGACTTAGATCAAATTCAAATCTTTGCTGCACTACAAAATCAAATTACAGATCAAGAGAAATTAAGACTGTCTTTACAGTTGGCTTTAATCCAAGAAAACGCTACAGAGGCTGCTAAATTAGCAACTCAATTAGTTACTTCTCAACTTCAAACTACTAATCTTGCGCAAGCAATTGCTAAGTTACCAAAAGCCTTATACCCATTTGAGGGTTGGTCTAAAGATATTGACAATCTAATTAAGCAGATATTGTTAATGATGGAGTTGTTGACAAGGATGCCTAAATCACCATTAGGTCAACCTGTAGTTGGCACTCCAACATACTATACAGATTTAGCAAAAACTTTAGTTAACACTACTGGTTATATGGGATTGAGTGAATCACAAATTGCTGAAGAAAGAAGGCAGGAAAGCGGTGGGCGATTTGGTGGTATGCAAACTGCACCTGTAACTGTTATTAATGTCAATGGCGCTACTGAAGGGTTATTAAACGAGTTGCGCAATGGTCTTATTAACTCATCTGCTTCAGGTTCGTTTTCAACTGTAAGCCCATTTAGATAAAATGACTTTACCTGTACTTAACATAAGCCTAAACTTTTCTTCGGGCGCTACCTTTGGTAATCCATTTACAATAGGAGACCCTGTAAACGGTGTGTTAGGTGTTGGTATTTTGTCAGATCAAACTGCGCCTTCTTTAGTTATAGATTTAACGGATGTAACTAGAGGAATTAAGATTAATCGTGGTCGCAATATAGGTCGAGATACTTACGAGGCTGGCACTTGCACGGTCAGAATATTCGACCAAAATGGAAGATTTAACCCACAAAATACTAGTTCTGATCTATATGGTTATTTAACACCCTTAAGAAAATTAAGAATATCTGCTGAGTATAACGGTTTAGATTATTACCTATTTAGCGGTTACACAACAGATTATGTTTATACATACGACCAAGCAGAAAATGTATCTTATGTAGATATTAATGCTGCAGATGCTTTTAGATTGTTCGCTATGGCTACTGTTGTATCAATCACAGGTCAAGCCAACGGACAAGATACTGGTACTAGAACTGCCAAGATATTAGACACAGTAGATTTCCCTAACTCTATGAGAAGTATAGATACTGGTAACTCTTTAACTCAGGCTGACCCTGCAACAAATAGAACTGCTTTAAATGCGCTTGTTAATGTAGAGACTTCAGAACAAGGCGCTTTCTATATCTCACCTGAGGGCAACGCTATATTTAAGAATAGAACGAACACTATTAGTTCTGCAGGTGGCACACCGATTGACTTTAATCAAACAGGCGGCATACCATATAAGAACTTAGTTTTTGCTTTTGATGATAAACTGATTGTTAATACTTGCGCAGTTACTAGGGTTGGTGGTACTACTCAGAACTATATTGATGCAGATTCCATTGCAACCTACTTCCCTCATTCCATTTCATTTAGTGATTTAGTAGTGCAAACAGATACAGACGCAGCCAATATAGCCGCTATTTATGTTGCAACACGCAGCACAACTACAATCCGTATTGACCGTATGAGCATTGACCTTTACGACCCTTTAGTTCCAAGTGATACCATTTTAGGTTTAGATTATTTTGATAATGTTCTCATATCTAATATACAACCTGACTCCTCGGTTATTACCAAAAACCTGCAAATTCAAGGCGTAAATTGGGAAATCAGCCCGAACTCTTGGATTGGCAACTTTACTACACTTGAGCCTATAACAGATGGTTTTATTTTGGACAGTACTACCTATGGTGTCCTTAATGAAGATATTTTGTCATATTAAGATATAATTAGACCCTAAGGAGAATATAAAATGGCAGTAGGATTTCCAGTAAAAGCGGACTATGCAACAGGTGATGTACTTAGCGCCGCCAATATGAACGACCTTTCAGGCACAGTTAATTTATTGCAATCAACGCAATATGCTGCTGGTAAGAACGCCATCATCAATGGTGGTTTTGATATATGGCAACGCGGTACATCATTTGCTAGTTTAACAGCCGCATCTTCTAGCACCTTTGCAGCCGACCGCTGGCAAGTTTATATTGGTAATGCTGGTCGAACAGTTTCACAACAAGCATCTGGATTAACTGCTTTTAGATATTCAATGCGAGTTGCTCGAGATAGTGGTAACACATCAACAGCAGTCACTCAAGTTACTCAAAACATCGAGTCAAATATGTCTTATCCTTTGGCTGGTAAAACAGTAACTGTTTCGTTTTATGGTAAGGCTGGAGCAAATTATTCTGCTGCATCTGGAGCATTAACTTACGCTTTATATCAGGGTACTGGAATTGACCAGAATGTATTTGGAATGACTGGTGGTTCGGTTGTAGGTACAGGAACTGCCACTTTAACAACTTCGTGGCAAAGATTTAGTTTGTCGGTAACAGTTCCAATAACATCAACGGAATTGGCTGTTTATTTCAGCACCACACCAGTAGGCACAGCAGGAGCAAATGATTGGTTTGAAATCACTGGTATTCAATTAGAAGTTGGCTCAACTGCCACAGCCTTTAGCCGTACAGGTGGCACAATCCAAGGCGAGTTAGCCGCTTGTCAGAGGTATTATCAAAGAATTGTTGATGGTGCAAACCAATGGATAGGTGCTATAAGTTATTATCAATCTACATTTATTGAAAATGTAACTAGGTTTATTGTTCAAATGAGAATTGCGCCTAGTTTAGTAATTACAACGGGTACGGATTATTACAGTATTTCACGAAATGGCGCAACGGATACTTTAAATAGTCTTACAATTTATCAGCCAACTACTCAAAGTACCTACTTATACAACAATACCGAAGCCTCAGGCACGGCTGGACACGCTGGTATGTTGTTTTCCAATAATGCTTCATCTTCTATCGCTTTCAGTGCGGAGTTATAAAATGACTTATACAGTAAAAACTCATACAGACGGAACAGAATACATTGAGCAAGATTTAGGTAATGGTGTTAAAGTAATTTTTGGCAAAGACCCTGTTAATTCTGATTATCAGGCATATCTAGCGGCACAATCCACCCCGATTGATACAGAGGATGAGTAAACAACCTTGGCTTAGTAAGGCTGCAATTCAGTTTCGGGAACAAGTAGATGATTCCTTCGCAAATCGTTCTAAGCGCATGGATGGGTGGATTGGTGATCTGCGTCACTCAAAAAGAGTTAGTCAACACAATCCCAATGAACACGGAGAAGTTTGCGCGTTGGACATTGACGCTGGCTTATCTGAAGAACAGGGAGTTGCAATCTATTTGGCAGATCAAATACGACTTGCAGCAAAACAGGGTGACAGACGCATTTTATATGTAATCTTTATGGGCAAGATTTGTAGTGCAAAATCCTTTTGGCGCTGGGTCGCTTACAAAGGATTGAACCCTCATAAAAAACATATACATATTAGTTTTAAGCCAAATCAAGATAATAAGTTTTTCAACATACCACTACTAGGGGGTAATTCATGAAACTATCAGCAAAACATAAAGCAGCAATTAAGTCTTACGCAAGAGCCGTTGTTGCAAGTGGCATAACAGTAATTCTAGCAATTGCAGCAGACATGCGCCCTGAGTATGCAATCCTTTTAGGCAGCGTTCTTGCCCCTGTAATTAAAGCAATTGACCCAACGGAAAAACAATACGGTATAGGCAGTAAAGAGTAATGACAGCCCTTGAGTGGGCTGGCTTCGCTGCTGGATTAACCACAACTTTAATCGGAGTCCTTGCAGGGCTTAGATACTTAGTCAGAGGTTGGCTAAATGAACTTCGCCCCAATGGCGGAAATTCGATGAAAGACCAATTGACTTCATTACAAAAAGAAACAACACACCTTTCAGATCGGATAGATGAACTCTTTATTGTCATAACAAGGAAGTAAACTTAATACATGGCACAAAAGAAAAAGCGCAAGATTACTAGACGCGTAGGCAAGTGGGAACATGACAAAGTTATGTCACAACTTGATACCTACGCAATTAGTGTGCGTGAATACTATTTGGCGCTTAGGAAGGCTGGATTTCCTGTTGACCAAGCGCTCGCAATAATTAATGACAAGGCTTCATACCCTGATTGGCTAGTGCCTGAAACCCCTGACCATAATCCAATCAATCCTGACCATGACCCCTACGAGGATGAGGACTAATCAATTAAGCGAATCGTCTTAATTTCAGATTTACAATGCCCATACAATGACCCAATCGCAACTAGAAACCTTATACGCTTCATTGCTAAATGGAAGCCGCATCAAGTCGCAACAGTCGGAGATGAAATTGATTTACCCCAACTCAGTAAATGGGAACGGGGCTTGGCTGGAGAATATGCTGGAACACTTGACCGAGATCGCCAACTTACTAAGCAAGTCCTTTACGACTTACAGGTAACTGATATGGTCAGGTCTAACCATACAGACCGCTTATGGAACTCAATCAAAACTAGACTTCCAGCCTTTGCATCTTTACCTGAATTAAGGTTCGAAAATTGGCTTGGACTGCCTGAATTAGGCATTAAGTTTTGGCGTGAACCAATGCCTATTGCACCTAATTGGATTGTTCTTCATGGAGACGAGGGGCAGGTATCTCAAAAGGGTGGTCAAACAGCCCTAGGTTTGGCTCTAAGGCATGGTAAGAGTGTAGTGTGTGGACATACTCACAGAGCAGGGTTAGCAGCCTATACAGCCTCTTCAGGGGGCAAAATAGGGCATACCTTATATGGTCTAGAGGTTGGAAACTTAATGTCATTCTCTTCCGCTAAATATTTAAAAGGTGGGTCAGGCAACTGGCAACAAGGATTTGGTATTTTGTATGTTAATAACAAAAAGGTATCGCCTGTATTTGTACCTATTGAAAAAGACGGCAGTTTTATAGTGGAAGGCAAGACCTATGGCTAATCAGACTGATTACGAGCCTAGAACCATAGATGAACAAATTGATGCCTTTGACAGGCTTAATCTAATATAACAAAAGCGTTATACGCCACGCCGACATTTATCTTGTCGGCTTGTTTGACATGTGTCATCCTTCTCTTATCCAAGTTAACGGAACTTGGTGTAACGGAAAGGCTTTAAATGAAACTCAACGCAAACGACTTTGATCGTTTAATTGAGACTCAAATGGAATGGAACTCAGTCGCTGACTGGAAAGATCAAGCGCCTAGGTTTGACGATACTATCAACTGGAATCATAAGTTTATATTTTGGACTGAAAACTATGCTTCCGCTTTACTGGCAACTGAATACCTAACCCAACAAGGTCATGATTACAGTATTTCTTTTGACGATGCTGTTGGTCAATACTGTTTTACAACTGATTATTCAGGTTCTTGGTATGGTGCAGGGGTTAAATCATGAGTCTATACGACGCAGGTTTATGGACTATCGGTTTAACAATTGCAGTAATAACACTAGCAACTACTGTCGCTGCTATACGCAATAATTCTTTCAATGTCGGTTATTGGAGAGGGCGTGGGGATGGGTGGCGAATTGCTAACCGTCACCGTGATCTAATGATGAACTCTAAGAATGAGGTATTTGATTATGACAAGCAGAACTAAACTACTAGAGGAAATGCAGGTAATCTTGAATGAGAGAGGCAGCGTTTACGGAAGCAGTAGAACAAATCATGAACGAATCTCAGAACTGTGGTCAGGTTACCTTGGAGATTACATATCGCCTATGCAAGTCTCAATGTGCATGTTGTTGGTCAAAGTCTCAAGACTTACCGAGACTCCAAATCATAAAGACAGTATTAAAGACCTCATTGGTTACGCGGCAATATATAACGAACTCCTAGACTCTTATGAAGAGGATTTTGGGGTGAGTGATGGCATTTAATATTAATGACTACGAGACAGTTGAGGTGAGACTTGGAAAGTTTATTGCTGACTACCCTGATTTTATGGTACATACCGAACTTGTTGAGGCTACTGAAACGCGGTTTATTGTCTCTGCAAAGATTTATCGGACATGTGTTGACACGCAGCCGTTTGCTACTGGTCTTGCTTATGAGACCGTTACTGATCGCGGTGTCAATTCAACTTCTGCATTGGAGAACGCAGAAACTTCTGCGATTGGGCGCAGCCTCGCTAACGCAGGTTACGCCGCTAAAGGCAAGCGACCAAGCCAAAGCGAGATGGCTAAAGTCATTGCAGCAGAAACTCCTAAAGTTATCTACGGTTTACCCAACTCAAAATCAGCAGCAGTAGAGACTGCGCTTAGACAGTCTTTTGCTGAAGATGCTAAACAACCTGAATCGGTTGCTTGGTCTATTGGTGATGTAGTGGACTCAATAGGTTCTAAGACTCCAACTCCGCAAGAGTGCGTTCATGGGCTTATGCGTCTTAAGACTGGAATCAGCAAGGGCGGGAAGCCCTACTACGGGTATTTATGTATAAAAGGTTGTAATCCTGTGTGGGCAACCATGACCCAAAATGGCAATTGGTATTTTCCTAGTGATGATGACCGAACAGATGGGTGATATGGAGATGATCTATCCCGACGGTTTAAAAAGAACATTTACTGATAAGAGTGTTGAACTAGATTTAGTGCCTTTATCAGAATGTTGTGAAATGTGTAATGACCCTCGTATGGTTAATCTTGATGGTATTAGAACATGTGTCGTATGTCACAATGTTAATACTATTGAACTTAACAAACATGCCGAGATATGATTTTCTTTGTGAGTTTTGCGAGAGAAGCGTAGAACTTACATTAGCGGTTGACCAGCAAGTTCCTAGGTGTGGCACATGTTCGGGGAAACTTAGGCGCTTATGGTCAACCGTACCAATACATTTTAAAGGTGATGGTTGGGCTGGCAACGGTTGAGCCAACACCGAAAACATAGAGGTTATCGCACTCAAAAGGTAGTAGCAGAGTATTTAAGGACTTGGTATCCGTTCGCCGAGTCAACAGGGGCAGGGCGTCAAGGGAGTGATGTGCTAGGTACTCCCTTTGACATAGAGGTTAAAGCAGTAACTAAATTCTCGCCTTTAGCATGGATTAAGCAGATTAAAGAGCGTAAATCAGATAAACTATCCTTCATAGTATTGCGCTGCAATGGGCAGGGTGAGAAAGTAGAGGATTATGTTGTGTTACTTCCTATGAATGAATTCATGAGTCTCTTAAATGACTGAGCCAGTAGCGCGTTGTAAGTGTGGCGATTGGCTTGCGGAAGGTAATGTCTGTTCAGTATGTGCAAAGATCAATGCCCTGAGTGTTTAAGGTATAACACTAACACCACCCAATATAAAGAGGATTACTTTCATGACTGCAATGACTGTGGGCATGAATGGTCTGAAGGTTATGGTTAATAATATATGTGAGGTAAATCACATCTCACATAGTGAGATAGGAGAATAATTTATGCTCAAAAGATTTGACATGATGAGTATGCTTCAAGCAAGCGACGCGCCTAAAAGCGCGAACGCGAGCCGCATTAGCGGATTGCTCGCGAGTTCGTTGATTGTAGCATTTGGGGTAGCCCTTGTCTTAATTGCATTAAGTATTAGTTCTAAAAAGATTGATTCCGTTTATGCTATATCATTACCTTATGCAACTCCTCAAGAATATGCTGCTCAAAAGATTGTTAGCAAAGAACAATGGGTGTGCCTGTCGCGCCTGTACGGTAAAGAGTCAGCGTGGGATAGTAGGGCTGTTGGTAACCTTAATGGTACTGCCCTTGTCTATGGTATCCCACAACTTAAGAACCCCTTAATGCTAGAGAAGTCACCCTATGAGCAGGTTGACTATGGGCTTAAATACATACAACACAGATATAAGTTAGATCAATATGGTTATGTTAATGCGTGTAAAGCATGGCAACACTTTAAGAATAAAGGATGGCATTGAGCAAAGACGCATTAGGTAGTGGCAAGTGGAAGCAACTTAGGTTGCGCGTGTTGTCAAGAGATGGGTGGCAATGTACCTATTGCCACAAAGACCTTAAGGGTGGAGATGCAACAGTTGACCACATAGTCAGCCGTAAAGTAGGGGGCGACCTGTTTCAAATGGAGAACCTAACTTCAGCGTGCAAGTCATGTAATTCACGCAAGGGTAGCCGTTTTTTTAGCACAGTTTCTAC